TTTCTGATTGGAAATATTTAGCTTGAGATTCCCAGTCATTTGAAGAACCTTCATCTTGTGTTTGATTTTCATCTTGCCCTACATTATCATTGATTTGACCTTGATTATCAAGATTTTCATTGTCTAATGCGTTATCCATTTTATTCTCCCTTTCTTTGCAATCTCTCTTGCTTTTCTTGAGATTGGCCACGTAAACGTAACTTCTCTTGCTCGAGTTTAACTGCATTTTGAAGTTTACCAACCGCTAAATTATTAGCAGATTTGGTTTGTGATTCTTGTGATTTCAGTTCAGATTTGAATTTCTCAACTTCTGTACGCTTCCTAGCTGAGATTGACTCTCTATGAGCTGTTTGTAAATCACCTTGTAAGTTTTTGACAGCTTCTTGTGCTTGCTGTAATTGTCCTTGTAATTGTTGTACAATATCCATTCTTTGTAATACACCTTCTTTATCAAATATATCTGTTTTCATTAAAGCCTCTGTTCTATCAATAAGTCCAGATTGATATGCTTCCATATAAATAGACCATTCACCCCATCTATTTGACGGCATTGTAGAATTTCCAATAATATTAATATCATATTGACCTATAGTTAAATCATTAATCATTTCACCAATAGCTTGAGATTTATCATTATAATGATTAACCATATATTCACTCATATCATTATTTGGCTGTACAACTCTAAATACTTTTTTATATGTATAATGTTCTTTAGCTAGATTATAAATAACTTGCCCTAATCTTCTTAAAGAACCTTCAACATCTCTTAATTTTGATTTACTTCTTCTTTGTCCAAAATCTTCAAGCATCATTGTCGCTGAAGATGTTTTTGGAGCAACTTCTGTATTTCCTTGTGACATTTCAAATATACCCATATTTAAATCGATATACCTTTCAATTAACTGAGGTAGTTGCATTACAGAATTAGATAAAGGTTGAGGTGAAGGAAAATGTGGTTCACCAAAAGATGGGTCATATTCTATTGTTGCATTAGGATTAGCCCAATCTCTTTCTAATTCTTCTACATCATCAACACTTCCTTGTGGAATCAAAAGCTTTAATCCAGAAGAAGCTTGTGCATGAGATGTTATAAGAGACATTGTTTTATTTAAAAATCTTTGAAAATCTTTATTCTTTCTAACATCACTCATTGGATAAGGAGTATTTGTCCAAATATTTGGAACAGGAACAATTGGATATTTATCTGTATTTAATATATGTTCATATAATACTATCTGTCCAAGGGTGCATACTAATTTAATTCTTGTTTGTAAAACTTCAACTACATCAATAAGTCCTTTTTCTAAAGCTTCAGCCATATCAGGTTCAGATATAAATTTTTCCATATTCTTGTTATCTAAAATTCTTTCTTCACCTGTTTCTAAATTTAATATTCTATAATATGGAACTTTAATTTTAGAAAAATGTTCAATAAGCTGATACTTTTCAGAACCCTCACCTTTGTCAAAATCTTTTGTATAATCAGGAGTAAAACTTCCTTTTGTTCTTGTATTTAACGGAGAAGGATATGTCTCATCTTCTGAATATCCTTCAACTAAATCAATCATTTGTTTCCCATCCTCTTGTTCTTCGGCTAATTGAGGATATAAATCTAGTAATTGAAATTTTGTAAATATAGTAGAAAGCATCATTCCTGTTGAATCATCAAAATATCTGCTTCTAGCATTAGGGTCAACTACTACTCTAAATGGGTCAATATATGTAAATTTAACTTCACCTCTACCATAATCAGCTTCTCTATCAACATATGCATAAAAATAACCAAGTCCTGTAACAGCATAATCATGTATAGTTTGTTTGAATACTTCATTACCATCAGATATATTCCAAACATATTCTAGAAGTGTTTTCCATACACTTGCTAAATCACTATCAGAATCTTCTCTTGGTGTTGCTGAAAATTTTGGTGGTTTTGATGTTATAATAGCTTTAAACTGTTCAATTGCAGAATATATTCTATCTAATGGTATATTTGATTGATTTCTAGATGCGAGTTCTTCTGCTTCAGAAGATGAAAAATGATTTCCTAAATAAAAATCAATATCCTCTCTTGCGTGGTCTTCCCACTCTTTTCTTGCGTCTGACCAACGTCTCCATAGTTCTTTTGTATATTCAGCTCTTTTATCGGTTTCTATCATGATACATAATATAAAACAATTTTTTTATATAATCAAATTCTCTCACCTGTCATCCAATTATATCGTTTTCTTGGTTTCTCCCATTCGTTTTTATTATTTTTAATTTTTTTAATATTTGCAGCTTTCTTATTTCCTCTTGCATATTGTGTTGACAGCCAAAATGCATCAATAGTATCATCATGTGAACCTTTAGGAAAATCAAGTAGTTCACCAATAAACTCATGCATATTCTTTTTTAAATGTACTGCACCTGCTTTAAACATCGGTTGAAGTCCTTCAAATAATCTATCTTTCTTTTTTTGATTACCATAACCCTTAATTCCTTGTTCAATACCTGGAAGGAATTTACCATCTCTTTTACTCTTCTTATGTATATAATCCCTTAACATTTCCTGATATGATATTGTTTCTATATTTATTCTTTTGATGGGGTTATATCGTTCAGCGATTTTAAATATCTCATCTGCGCAGTCCATGGGTAAAACTCTTTGTCTCCAATATTCAATAATGTAATAATCAAAATCAGCGGTAACACCAATGACCATAATAACACTATAATCATTCCTAACACTAAGCGTTGAAGCAGGGTCAACTCCGATATAAATGTTAACATACTCTTTCCTCCCATCATCTAATTTTAAATACCACGAATTAGATGCTTCATTAAATTTTAAATTACCTTTATAGAAATTATCTGTTATATCCTCTTCAGAAAATATTTGGTCTTCTGGAGACTTTGCTTGATTCATATATTCTTGATAAAACTTAGAAGGAGTACCAGAATCTATATAAAATTGTTTTCTTTCATCTAATTTTTTTATTGGCCAACGTGAGGGCCATAAAGGTGTTCCGTCATCAAGTATAGCTTTATATGTAATTAAGTCCCAAGAATACTCTTCTCCATTATTTGTAGCTTCTTTATAATTTTTAACAAGTCCATTTAAAAATGAATCATAATGAACAATAGTTCCATTACACCATAAAAATCCGCCTTTATCAAAATCAATCGCTGGATATACAGCAGCTGTTACCCAGTTCTTAATATGCATCCTTGCTTCAGGAGTTTTAGTATTTAACTCGGATTCAAAGTCATCAAGGATAATTCCAGTATATCTAGTGGATAATTGTTTTTTACCCCTAAGTCTCTGTGCCGCACCTTTAGCAATCATCCTACAATTATTTTTCAATACAATTTCGGTTTTAGTCCATTTACTACCTTCCAAATCACCAAAATAGTAATGAATTGCAGGATTTTCATATATATGTGTAGATATCCAATTAAGGTTATCAATAGCTTGGTCTTGTGCCTCGCCAACCCAAGCGATAAATTCTGGGCTATCTTTTGTCGCAAATAAGAACCTGTGTAAGACAGCGCAGGCTGCTAAGGTTGACTTTGCGTGGTCACGAGGCAATACAAGAGCCAATTGTTGTATATCTCTATCTAAAAGCTTTGAACCTACTGTATTGTGGAAATCTGGTGTTGCGGATGCTAAAAAGTCTTGAGGAGAGAACAATTTACCAAAAACGATAAGGTCTTTATATGCCATCTCAAGAATCTTCTCATTTTGGGATATATTACCATTTAAGTTTAAATTTGCCATTATGGTATCTGTTTAATGAGATTATTATTTAACCTAACCACTCCCTCTGGAGGGTCAGTTCCCTCAAATGTTATTTTAAGGTTTGCATAGTTATTTTTGGAAGGAAGTATAGAAGAACCTAAATCAGCACTAATTGCTCCAGCATCTTTTCTTCTAAATATACCTCCACCTCTTTTTGACTCCCTTTTTCCAAAATTATTGAGCTTTACCTTTAAATCCATGGTTAATTCTTTAATTTTAATTGTACTTTGTGGAGCAAGAGTTATTAGTGGCACCATTACATTTTCACCATTAATAACCATTCTCATACATTTAGGAGTTCCATCATCATTAACATATTTACTTAAAGCTTCTATATGTTGATTTTCAGCTAATGCTTGAGCTTGAACTACAGCATCATATAAACCTTTAGTTAAATGGTCAAGGTAATTACCTTTTTTAACATTATCCATTATCAGTTGAAGGAGTTGCAGCTCCTTTAGTTTTACCGATAGAACTATTAAGCATATCCAAGACTTTCATTAATCCTTCAGGCTTTTCTTGTTTACCTTTAACGGATATACTATATTTTGCTGATGTATCCGAACTTCTATTACTCTCGGAATGATGTGATACTTTACCTTCAAATGACGCTTTCCAACAAGCAAACCCACAAGAAGCATTTACTGTAGCACTAGAATCAGTAG